TCACTTGTATTTCAGTGGGAGGGGCATTCTTGTTAGAATAAAGGACAGTCCCTTCTCCTTCAACTGTCCCTGGAATATCATTTAATGTTGTTTGTGCCCAAGGGCTATTTATAGGGGCTGGCATTTATTACTACCTATTTATTATTGTTTAACTACTGGGAGGCAAGAGAAGTATCTACCACCAACTGTGTTATCAAGTAGGGCTTCTATAGGGACAATACCACCATCTGTGATAAGCTCAATCGCCTCTCCATCCGTGTCAGTGATGATAGTCATACCCTGCTTACCAAGAGACAATGTAGCTCTATCCCTTCCGTATGGAAAGTATTCCCTAGCATCCTCTACAACGTATCCTAAGATATCCAAAATCCCAGCATCTAGTTGAACTTCGACATCTTCATTGCCTAAGCCTGTAATAGCTTGTAGAGGCTCTGGAGGAGCTGTAGTAACAAGCAAAGAGGGCATGAAAGATTGTCCACCAATATCCCATGTTGTTTGTAATCGACTACCAGAAGAAGCTTTCTTGTTTATACTGTCAGCTGTATCCGTAGTGATTAATACACCTTCTGTGTAGAGAGTTCCAAAGCGTGTATCAGGATATGTAGTGATGTCAGCATCTGTAGCTCCGATAGCAGATAATACATAACGTAAAACATCTGTAGTTGTTCCACTATCTGAATAAGCTGACATTTTCAGCAGAATGATGTTTCTATATTCATCATCATTCAATCCCTGCCGACTAACATTAAACAGATAGCCAATGTCATCTAAATTCTTCCCTAAAGCATTAGAGATACTAGTGCCATCTATAACACCTTTATTCATCCCACAAGCTATCTGTAATCCAACTGTGAAGGCTTTATTCAAGCCTATAGCAAGTGGTTTATCATTCCAATAAGGAGGAAGACCACCTTCCTCTACACTTAGTAAAAAGAGTCTATCAATGATTTCAACAGTCATGATTATGGCACCAATGTTACATTACTTGCCAAGCAACTCGCATACTGATTAGAACTTATAACTTTTGTTGTGCTAGACCAAGTAGGTGACCCAACTTCTCTCAATTCAATTAAAGTTACAATTATCCCGGACACAGAAGTATAGATTGGTACAAATAGTTTTGATGGGATAACATCAATACCAAGACCTAAATTATTGATGTGATCAGCTACAGCTTCTTTCAGAGTGTCTTCCCAATCATCAGGAGTTGTTTCTTCTGAGTTACTTACCCAAGTTATTTTAACTTCTAGTGGTACTGGGTTTGGCCTATCAAAAAGTACTGTCCTAATTTTACCAATCTCATCTGTATAGTCTACAGAAACAGCTCCTTTCATATTAGTGTTACAACCTTTAGTTTCCCAGATTGTCTTGGCAATATCCTGATCTGCTCCACCTTCCACAATACAATAAATTGCATATGGAGGAATTCCACTAACTGTAGCTCCTGTGATATTCTCTTCTACAGCAACGTGAGTGACACCAGTTGTATTCTCTAAAGCAATACGTACAGCTCGTGTAGTTCCTTTACCACCAGTTCCCTCTGAATTACGGATACGAAGTCTGAAGTCTTCATCTTCTTCATCATCACGTCCTGTAACTAAGCTGCCTATGATTGGATAAGCTTTATTCCAGCCAGGAACGGGAGTAAGAATATTCCATAAGCCTGGAGTAGCAGCTGTAGCAGATCCTTTAAGTAAGCTGGCAGCAGACACTTTAGATTTTATTAGAGTGTAGGAGAAAGAGCTATTAGCAACCACTTCAAAGGAAGTAGCTGTGCTACTCACCAGTGTTAATGTAGTGTCCGTAGAAGACGCTGTAATGCCTATTGCAGCCGTGTTAATGTCACCCGCTAGGTTAGCTAGGGTAGTGGCCATAACAACGCCAGAACCGGGTGTAGAGCGTGTATAAGCTGTGCCATTAATGGTGATGGTGAAAGCTGTGCTGGGAGCTGATGTGGTGATAGTAAGAACAGATTCAATACAGCTTAGGTTTAATATACGTTTAGCTGTTTGTGTCAGGTATCGTTGCTTAGTAACCTTGTCTTCTACTAAGCTATTAGAGGGAACATAAATATCGTTAATCCCTTCTAATGTAATATCAACGATAGAGGAGGAGGCTAATAGACGACTAATTCCTTTCTGTATTCCTAGCTCGTCTAAGCCTCTTCCTGTAGCTGAAGATAGTCTACGTTGGTTATATCCAGCTTCAATATATTCGTATACTAGTCTAAACCTATCTGCCCAAACATTATTTAATTGTCCAAGTAATTCATCTGGGTTTGTATTAACATCTGGATGAATATAAATCTTTTCAAGAGCAACCAAGTCTTCAATAATCTCTGGTTGCCTTGGTATTACTAAGCCTTCTTCTGTAAAGCCTGCCATGTTTGTCTCTTATTCTATTTACACAGAAACTGTGATTTCTCCACTCTCTGTTTCAACAGTGACTTTCGTGGAGGCTTTTCTTGTATTCTTGTCAACTGTAGTTGTGTAAGACTTGATGGATTTAACTCCCTCTCGCGAGAGAATTTGTTGCTTTATTTCTCCATCATAAACAACAACAGGAACCTTACTCAGAAGGGAAAATGAATTGTATTCATTAGCTAACCAAGGGGTTCCATATGTAATGTCATAATCATAACTACCCCGATTAACTCCAAGAGTAATTATGATTCGTTGTTTAACTAAGTCTTGTTGTAAACTACACAGCTTCATTGTATAATTATCTCCGAGGTCAATATCCCCGGAGTCTGTTAGTTTAATGTCCATAGACGCCTATACAATTAGATTCCAAATATATCTTTAACTACTTGTAGCTTACTCCAACCTTCGCCACGAGTGGGGGCTAAGAATCCACCCTCTCCGTACTCATTCCAAGCATATATGGTTACAAGTGGCGGAGTAGTTGTATGTTTCTCTGTATTATCAAGGATGTTGTGTAATTGAGTTGTACAGTGCTCTCTAAACATATTTTCAGAACCACGGCAGTTCCATGAGTTCTTTAAACCATCGCGGTAGTTGAAACCCCCGCCAGAGTTATACCAAACCCATGGGCGCTTATCCCACCCTGCTATGACAGATGGTTGGAAATCTAGCTTAGTATTAGAAGAGTTGTACACCCACTTAGTAGAGTTGTCGTAAACTCCTGCAAAGATTGGATACGTCAGGTCTTCGGTTGTAGTTGGGTAAGTGCCAGCAACTGTACCACCACCATTGGTGATAGTTTGTCCATAGTACGACTGGAATTGATTATATACTGTCATGGCATCACAACCACACTGATAATAACCACCTGTCCAAGTACCACCCACGTCAGTGTTATCTCCGCCCCAATAGGGGTAATCAATAGACCCCATACCAACAAAGTAGATACCATCTGGGGCCACTGTAGAAGGCTTGGCTATAACCCTGGCACGAGCGTCATCTAACATCGCTTTAACAGCATTTACTCCTGTCAAAGGAGAGTAAAGGGTTGCTGCCCAAGTTAAAAGGTTATTTACACTAAACAAGTAAACGACGTGTTTGTTATCTATTTTATGGTATCGGCTGTTTTGAAAGTAGCTGTACCAATAATCAACCAACTCATACCAGTCAGCTTGAGTTAATAGTGGATTTACAGTGTCATGGTTAGACCATTGTAGACAGAACGTCATGTCTGGAGCAGCTGTAGATTCTGCATGGAGCTTCAGATTGTAGTCTTGGTGGTTAGAGAATTTCCATGGGTGTTGAGATTTACCCCAATACATATTATGAATAAAACAATCTATACCATGTTCTTTGGCTTGTTTTAATTCCCAGTCAACTGCCCATTTAACATCTGAGGGCAAACCAACAACAGCGGTGTTTTCCTCTTGAACTTCCATGCCTGTAGCCACTAATTCAATATCTTTTACTTGGTAGTTGGCTCCAATACTAGCAAAGAAATCCAAACGGAACTTAAGGATCTTTTTAGAATTCCAAGTAGCATTATTAGACATATCCCAGACAACATCTACATATCCATCTGTCGGCCACACCGGCTCTGCTACAGTTAACTTTTTAGTCTCATCAAAAGTTTGGTCATCTACTGTTATGAACCTCATCTCGCCAGCCCAAGTCCCAGCACCTACTCGCTTTATTTTAGCACGCACAGCTTGGTAATCTGAACCTAGAGCACCATATTCATTCTGTTGGGTTTCTATGGTGTATACATCGCCTGTAGCGGGAGCGAATGGCAGTGCACTTGCCAATGTTAGGGCAGTTGCAGTGTTGGTGTTAATGGTACGGTACACACCCATAATACCGCCAGATATGTACGTTCCTTTAAATATACTGCCTTGTAATAGCACAGTGTTTGCATCTACAGAGGTGATGGTGAAATAGCCATTAGCCCCAGATACTCCATCAACATCTTTTACACGTACTGTTTGTCCTGTACTTAAACCATGGGCAGTAACTGTTAAGACAACACTGCCGGTGGTGACATCTGCCACAGCATTAGAGATGTTTTTAGCATTTTGACCAGAAAGCATGACAAGGCGTTGTTTGTAGAACTGGTTAGTTGTCCAGGCACGGCCAGAGTCATTTACTACAGTTGTAGTGCTGGAGGCTGTGGCTTTACCATATACCAAAACAGCAGGAGCATCAATACGCGGTTTAATAACCTCTGGGCTTGTCCACAAACTATCTGTAGTTGTATCTGTAAACATTACAGACCCGTCGGAGGCGGTAGATAGGGTGGTGTTTGCGTATGTACCTTGAAACCACTTCGTTAGGTCATATTGGTAGCGAAATGGTAAACCAACAGATGTAATAGGGAGGCGATCTTGAAACTGTTTAAACCAACGCCAAGGCCACTGGTTATATGATGTACCAGATTGACACCACTCACCGTAATAGTAAGCCGCCACCTTACCACCAAGACTCCTAAACTTGGCACTGTCAATTGAGTTACCTGATTTACCAGCCTGTAAGTCCTCTACAGCAGCCTCTAAAATCTGATCCACCTTACGTGGATTGGTCGTATTATAATTAATTTCTAATGTCATTTATTTTTCTCTTTAGATTTAAATTAAACTGGAGCACCAGTATTGGAGATTGCACCTGTTGGGGCTGTTGGAGAACCGATATGAGTGTGATTTTTAAGACTCTTACCACCACCGATAACATCTGTAGTTCCAGTGATAGTGGTATCGCAGGTAATATTTTGCGTTGTGTGTAAAGTGCCTTGTACTTCAACGTTACCAATAACAGTTACAGTGGTGGCTGGTCTTAGATCTATATTCCCATCACTCTTTAGTGTGTAACTGCCTGAAGCATTAGAGACAGATATTTCACCAGAAGGCTTAAGAGAGATTAATTTATCTCCCCATTTAAGCTCTACATTTTCTGTAGATGGATGATTATTAGATAATGCTGTCCATAGGCCAGGGAAGGCTACAGCATCTGTCATAGAGAAGTGACGAGAATCAGAGGGGACTATTTCTTGTGTACCATCTGAATACAACCAATCTTCAATATTACGTTGAGAGAAGGAAAGCCACACAGTGTGTCCTACTTCAATAGGACAAGAGAATAAAGCTGTTCCACTTCCAGGCCATATTACTGGGACATCGTAGATAGTGATTTCATCATTCCCTATCACTTGTCCTGTGGA